ACACCGGCGGTGAAGGTCCCCTCGCCCGAGGCCCCAAGCGAGCCAGGACCCGCCCTACCGGCCGGGGGAACTTCGCTCCTTCAGGCCCGGACGGTGAATGAGGTCGTGAAGGCGCAGACCAACAAGGTGCGGCTCGCCCGCTTGAAGGGAGAACTGGTCGATCGATCGCAAGCGATCGCCCACGTTTTCAAGCTTTCGCGTGCGGAGCGCGACGCCTGGCTCAACTGGCCAGCGCGGATTTCGGCGCAGATGGCTGCGCGACTGGCGGTCGACGCGCACGCCATGCACGTAGCTCTGGAGGCCGCCGTGCGTGAGCACCTGCAGGAGCTGGGCGACATGCGCCCGCGGGTGGATTGATGGCCGAGACGGACTACGAGGGCGCCTTCGAGATCGAACGCGCTTGGCGGGAGGGTCTCACCCCCGATCCGCTTCTTTCCGTTTCGGAGTGGTCCGATCGACACCGGATGCTCTCCAGCAAGGCCTCGGCCGAGCCGGGTCGGTGGCGCACCAGCCGGACGCCTTATCTCAAAGCCATCATGGACTGCCTCTCGCCCACCTCCCCGGTGGAGCGCGTGGTGTTCATGAAGGGCGCGCAGCTTGGAGCCACCGAGATGGGCTCCAACTGGATCGGGTACGTGATCCACCACGCGCCGGGTCCGATGATGGCTGTGTGGCCCACGGTGGATATGGCAAAGCGCAACTCCAAGCAGCGCATCGACCCGCTGGTTGAGGAATCGGGCGTCCTCGCGGAACTCATCGCCCCGGCCCGAAGCCGCGACTCGGGGAACACGATTCTCGCCAAGGAGTTTCGCGGTGGAGTGCTGGTGATGACCGGCGCCAACAGCGCCGTGGGGCTTCGTTCCATGCCGGTCCGTTACCTCTTTCTGGACGAGGTGGACGGCTACCCGGTGGATGTCGAGGGCGAGGGTGATGCGATCTCCCTGGCCGAAGCCCGGACGCGGACCTTTGCGCGCCGCAAGATCTTCATCGTCTCAACCCCGACGATCTCGGGGGCGAGTTCGATTGAGCGGGAGTACGAGGCCTCGAACCAGTGCCGCTACTTCGTGCCTTGCCCGCACTGCTCGCACCGGCAGTGGCTTCAGTTCGAGCAGCTGCGTTGGGAAAAAGGGGAGCCCGCGACCGCGGCCTACGTTTGCGAGTCCTGTGAGAAAGCAATCGCGGAGCACCACAAGGCGTGGATGCTTGAGCACGGTGAATGGCGGGCGATGGCGCCGGAGAACGGGATCAAGACCACCGGCTTTCACCTGTCCTCGCTCTATAGCCCCGTGGGATGGCGCAGTTGGCGCGAGATTGCCGCCGCCTGGGAGGCTGCGGTGAACAAGGAGACCGGGTCGGCAGCCGCCATCAAGACGTTCAAGAACACCGAACTCGGGGAAACCTGGGTCGAGGAAGGAGAAGCCCCGGACTGGCAGCGGCTCCTGGAGCGCCGGGAGAGTTACGCAATCGGCACCGTCCCCATGGGCGGGCTTCTTCTGGTTGGTGGGGCGGACGTGCAGAAGGATCGAATCGAAGCCTCGATCTGGGCCTTCGGACGCGGTAAGTCTTCATGGCTCGTCGAGCACCGGGTGCTCATGGGGGATACCGCCCGCGAAGCGGTCTGGAAAGACCTCGGCACCCTCATCACTGAGCAGTGGACGCACGCATCAGGCGCCACGATGCCGCTCGCGCGCTTCGCACTTGATACGGGCTTTGCCACCCAGGAGGCCTATGCCTTTGTGCGGGCAAGCCGGGACTCCCGGCTCATGGCGGTAAAAGGCGTGCCACGCGGGCCGGCACTCATCGGAACGCCGCTGGCCGTCGACGTATCTTCGGGCGGCAAGCGCCTTCGCCGGGGGATCAAGGTCTTCTCGGTCGCGGTGGGAATCGCGAAGCTCGAGTTCTACAACAATCTGCGCAAGGTGACGGACGTCGAGGAGGACGGCGTCACGATCCGTTTCCCCGTTGGCTTCGTGCATCTGCCGCAGGTCGATGCCGAATTCCTTCAGCAGCTATGCGCGGAGCAACTCACCACGCGCCGCAACCGCCACGGCTTTGCAGTGCGCGAGTGGCAAAAGATGCGGGAGCGTAACGAGGCACTCGACTGCTACGTCTACGCGCGAGCAGCGGCGGCCGCCGCAGGTCTCGATCGCTTCGAGGAGCGTCACTGGCGCGAACTGGAACGACAGCTGGGAATTGCGCCTCCGGACGAGACGCCACCCCCGCTTCAAGCACTGGATCCCCATGAGGCCACCCCAAGCGGTGGCCTCAGTGTTTCTGGGGTCCGCAAATACGGTCGGCGCGTGATCAAGAGCCGCTGGCTTTCGTAACTACAGCAGAGGACGCCCCATGAGTTTGCAGACCCGCATCGAAAGTCTCGTTCTTCGCATCGCGCAGGAGTTTAACGCCGTCAATGCCAAGACGGGCGCATTGGCCAACCTCACCACGGCCGACAAGTCCAACCTCGTCTCGGCAATCAACGAGCTCAAGACGATGGTGGCCAATGGCATCGACGATGCCAGCATCACGCTCACGAGCACGTACTCGTCGAGCAAGATCGTCTCCCTCCTGGACGCGCTCAAGACCGAGATCCTGGGTGGAGCGGACGCGGCCTACGACACGCTCGTCGAGATCCAGCAGTACCTGCAGAACAACACCTCAGGTCTGGATGCCCTGCTCGCGGCCGTCAATACGCGCGTGCGCTTCGATGCCGCGCAAACGCTAACCGCCCCCGAGCAGCAGCAGGCTCGAACCAACATCGGCGCGGTCGCAACCTCAGCGGTTGGCGATACCGATACCGACTTCGTGGCGATATTCGAAACGGCGCTCGTCTAATGTCGCTCTCCGATCGCATCGCAGGCCTCGCCGCCCGTATCGGGTTCGAGGTCGGAACCAAGGTCAATGCGACGCACCCCGCGCTTGCTCGGGCGTGGGTGAGCTTTGGCTATGTGGCGGGCCAGACAGTCATCCATCACGCCTATGGCGTGGCGAGCGTTGAGCGCCTGGCGGCGGGACAGTACCGCATCCACTTTGCCTCGCCGCTCGTCGACGCCAACTACTGCTGGATGGGTCTTGTGCGAAGTGTGAGCGCGTCTGGCTCGCAGCGCTTGGCAGTCACGCCTACAACGGCAGACGGGCGGGCGGCTGCATACGTCGACGTTCGCTGCGTCAGCTCATTGGCGGGCTCGCCTGCCGACTCGACGGAAGTCAACGTAGTGGTCTACCGCTGATGGCGTATTCGCAAGCCCAACTCGATGCCCTGGAAGCGGCCCTCGCCAAAGGTGAGCGCCGCGTCACCTTCGGGGACAAGACCGTCGAGTACCGAACCGTCGAGGAACTGGCGGCAGCCATCAAGGAGGTAAAGCGCGGCCTCTTCGATGATGCGGTGAATACGGGCCTCTGGCCGCGGGCTCCACGCCAGGTCCGCATCACGACCCGAAAGGGCACTTGATGAGTTGGGTGTCCAAAATCCGGCGCGGCCTCTTCGGTGGCGGCACACCAACCTACGACGGCGTGGGGTCAGGAAGGCGGGCGATCGCGTGGCAGGTGGCAAATCCCGGCGCCATCGCGGCACTCGCCTTCAGCCAGAACGAGCTACGCGCCAAGAGCCGGGATCTCGTCCGACGCAATGCCTGGGCGGCAGCCGGTGTTGAGGCCTTCGTGGCGAATGCCATCGGCACCGGCATCAAGCCGCAGTCGATGGTGGCGGACCTCACCTTGCGTGAGGCCATCCACGCACTGTGGTGGGATTGGTGCGAGGCGGCGGACGCCGCAGCCCTCACCGACTTCTACGGTCTCCAGGCGCTGGCCTGCCGCGCCATGGTCGAGGGAGGCGAGGCGCTGGTGCGCCTTCGTTATCGACGCGTGGAAGATCGGCTTCCGGTTGCCCTGCAGCTTCAGGTCCTGGAGCCCGAGCACCTGCCGGCCACCATGAATACGGAACTGCCCTCTGGCAACGTCGTGCGCGCAGGAATCGAGTTCGACCGCCTTGGGCGTCGTGTCGCGTACCACTTGTACCGCTCGCACCCGGAGGACGGGGCGCTGGCGCCGATGTCCGGAACCGGCGGCATGCAGACCGTCCGGATCCCGGCCTCCGAGGTCATCCACCTCTTCCGGCCGTTGCGGCCAGGCCAGCTTCGCGGTGAGCCCTGGCTTGCCCGAGCGCTCGTGAAATTGAACGAGCTGGACCAGTACGACGACGCCGAACTTGTCCGCAAGAAGACGGCGGCCATGTTCGCTGGCTTCGTCACTCGCCTGGCTCCCGAGGACAACCTCCTGGGCGAAGGGCAGTCGGATGCAACCGGCGTGTCCTTTGCAGGGCTCGAGCCGGGGACCATGCAGCTCCTGGAACCTGGGGAGGATGTGAAGTTCAGCCAGCCCGCGGATGTGGGGGCGAGCTATTCCGAGTTCCTGCGCATGCAGTTTCGGGCGGTCGCCGCCGCGATGGGCATCACCTACGAGATGCTCACGGGCGATCTCACGCAGGTGAACTACTCCTCCATCCGCGCAGGGCTCTTGGAATTCCGTCGCCGCTGTGAGGCCCTGCAGCACAGCGTCATCGTCCACCAACTCTGCCGACCGGTCTGGCAGGCCTGGATGGAACAGGCCGCACTCGAAGGCGTACTCGCGTTGCCCGCGTTTTCAAGGCGGCGCCGGGAGTACAGCGCCGTGAAGTGGATTCCCCAAGGCTGGCAGTGGGTGGATCCCAAGAAGGAGTTCGACGCGATGGTGACTGCCATCCGGGCCGGACTCCTATCCCGGTCGGAAGCGATCTCCGCCTTCGGCTACGACGCCGAGGACATCGATCGTGAGATCGCAGCCGACAACGCCCGCGCAGACGCGTTGGGATTGGTTTTCGAGTCGGACCCAAGGCACGACAAGGCCGCATCAGGCCAGCCTTCGGTCGGCTCACCGCCTCCAGACCCACAGGAGCCCTGACATGCAGCTCGTACACCTTGCGTCCCGCCTCTACGGGACGCCGCTCCTCATTGCGCGCGCAAAACTGGATGTGATCCTCGCTGTTCTGGGTTCGCGCATCGGACTCCCCGAATCGGATACCCAGATGGCGCTCCCCGCACCGCGCGCTGCGCTGCCTGCGCTCCCTGTGGGAATCGCGGTGATTCCGGTGCACGGCACCCTCGTTCGTCGCTCGGGCGGCGTTGATGCGGCCTCCGGCCTCATGTCCTACGGCGAACTGGGCGCCCGCCTCGATACGGCATTGGCGGACCCACACGTCGACGGGATCCTCCTCGATATCGATTCGCCGGGGGGTGAGGCGGGTGGCGTGTTCGAGCTCGCTCGGCGGATCGCCTCTGCGAACAAGCTAAAGCCCGTGTGGGCGCACGCAGCCGACTCCGCCTATTCGGCGGCGTACGCGATCGCATCCAGTGCGTCGCGTCTCACACTCTCGCAGACCGCGGGCGTGGGCTCCATCGGCGTCATCGCGCTCCACGTGGATCAGTCGGTGAAGGATGCAAAGGACGGCATCGCCTATACGGCGATCTACGCTGGAAGTCACAAGAACGACTTTTCCCCGCACGCGCCGCTCTCGCCCGAGGCGGCAACCTCTCTCCAGGCCGAAGTCGATCGGCTCTACGACATCTTCGTAGTTCACGTGGCCCTGGCGCGAGGCTTGGATGCCGAGGCGATTCGCGCCATGGAGGCCGGTCTCGTGTTTGGAGAGGCCGCCGTCTCGGCAGGTCTTGCCGATGCAGTCGCGAGCTTCGAAGACGTCCTTGGCGAATTCGCGGCCGCCCTCCAATCGCGCCGCCGCCTCACGGCCAACGGAGCACGCGCCTCTCCTGGTGCCGCTGTCTCCCCTGCAGTTGCCTCCACCCATTCCTCCACGAAGGAGAAAGACATGCAAGAAAGCACCACGCATCAACTTCCCGATACGACCCCCTCGGAGTCGGAACCGGCACCGAGCCCGGCTGCGGCTGCACCCGCCACACCCAGCGCGGCGCCTCCTCGGGCAGATGCCCAGGCAATTGCCGAGATCTGCCTCATCGCGGGCTGCCCCGAGCGCACGGCGGAGTTTCTCGCTTCCAGCGCCACGGAAGCGCAGGTACGCCGGGCACTCATCGACGCCCGCGCGGCTCAGCCGGACATCCGCTCCCACATCACGGCCGATGCCGGAACCACCCTGCGACCCGAGGCCAGCCCCGTTGTCGCCGCCGCCAAGAAACTCAACGCGAAGGAGTAAC